AGCAGCCCTAAAACCGCCGCCGCGTGCCCCCTCGACGGCTGTGGATAACTGCGGATTGCACGGCTCGCCCAGACACCGGATAACCCCATCGAGGACTACGATCGCGAATACGAGGTGTCCTGCAACCCTACGAGTATCTGCTGGAGCAATGACCCGTTTGGGAGGGCTAAAATGTCTGAGGATCGATTGCTCGTCATGTCCCCCGAAAGACTAACCTTGGCTACGTCTCTGGGCGGGAACGTGCTGGTGAACATTGACCACCCGCATGACCTTGGACTTGCTCCGGGCATTCATCTCGCGATGGAATTGTCGCCCAACGAAGCCCGGTCATTTGCGAGAGCCCTGCTTCGAAAGGCCGACGAGGCTGGAGCGACAAGGTTACCCGGAGGAGCGCAAGTATCACCTCCCCTTTAGCTGGGAACGCCATGCCGCGGCCACCTCGTTCAAGCGGGGTCAGTAGTCCCCGCCGGTGCTGAACACGTTGAAGTCCATCCCCTTCGCCACCGCCGGTTCGCGGCTGCGGTCCCGCCGCGGGCGGGGATCATAGGCGGTGGTATCGACGCCGGGCGCACGCCCGTACTCCTCGCAGGCCTCGAGCGGCTTGCCGCTTCTCCGCATCATAAAGGCATAGCGAACGGCCGAGATCAGGTCGTCACGCAGGCGCACGATCTTGTAGTCCTCATCGCGGTGGTAGTTCAGGATCTCCTCCGCGAGCTCGCTCATGTGGCTGGCAATGAAGAAGCAGCCGCGCTTCATGTAGCCGATCATCTCCTCGATCGCCGGCTCGAGATGGTTATGGTCGCTGCCGTGATTGTGCGCGAACCGCCCGAGCATCGGGGCGCCACAGCGCCGATACACATCGGCCAGCGCCAAGCCTGATCCCTTCTCATGGGTCAAGCCATCATGCGGCCAGGCCACCGGGATCCGCAGGCCGCGGCACATGCTGGCGATGCGCTTGACGTGATAGAGCGCCTCGCTGCGCTCCATTTTGAAGCCGTCGATCACGTAGAATTCCTCAAGGTCGTGCGTCCATGCGCACACTGCGGCAGCGAAGGGGTGGCCATAGCCAAAGTCGATGCCGACAATCCGGCGCGCCCATGACTTGATGTCGGTGTCGGGATTGAAGTCCTTGAGCAGTGTCTCGATCGGGAAAGGGAAAACCCGCGCAATGCCCAGTTGCGGGATCCCGTGGATGCGCGCCTCGCGCTCATGCGGGAGGTAACTTTCCTCGAGTTCGGCATGACGCTGCGGGGTGATGTGCTTGGCATGCTGCTTCTCGATGCGCACGTCGCTGCGATCGGGCGAGTATTCATTCAGGAAGCGATAGGTGAGTTCGCCGCCACCCTTGAGCGGGGTGTAGCTCAGGAACACGATCCCATCGGTCGCGGTCGTGCGGGCGAGCAGCTCGCTGTAGATTTCCTCGCTGCAGCGCTCATCCACCCAGATGGCATGCACGCTTTCGGCCTGCATCTTCTCCGAGCGCATCTCGAACGATTTGAACGTGCAGGTCGAGATGCCATCACGGACGCCATTTGTCTCATGCGTCACGCTAGGGTATCGACCGAGCCGGTGCCACCCGGCACCATGACCGGCTTGCCGGCGAATGCGGTGAGCGGAATTGTGCCGGTGCCCCATTCGCCTTGCCGCGAGCACAACTGTCGCTGCGGGCCGTCGCGGGTTAGCTGCGTTGTCGGACCGATGACCCAGGCGCGGATCGGTCCCGCAAACCGCTTGCCCTTCCACCAGCGCGGATAGGCTCCTGTGAGATGGAAGGCCATCTCGAAGGCGCAGGCCAGCGTCTTACCGGTCTGGTTGCCGCCGCGGATCAGCCGCTGATGGTGCTTTGCCCCCTCGGCGAAGAACCGCATCTGTGGCTCGTAGAATTCATTCGGCCCCCAGAAATCCGAGCCGTGATATTTCCGGCGAAACTCCGCGGAGCTCAGCGACTGCCGAGCGAGTTTCAGGATGCGGGCAGGATCGGGATCGTCAAACGCCATTGTAGGCGCCCCCATCAATCGGCGGCAGCACCTCGCCCTCGATCACCTCGCCCTCGATCACCTTGGCCGCGGTAGCGCGCCGCGTCTGATCCGCAGCCTCGAGCGCCAGCAGTCGGTCGAGGCCATTGACCCCGAACACCTCGAGCATCTTCGCATGCGGGGTATGGAGCGCCCGTAAGGCGCGCAACTCCTCCAAGGCCTCGGTGTCGGGATCCATGACCTTGTGCGTCACCTCAATCTGCTGCCTGCTCTCGATAGGATCAGCACGATCGAGCGCCATGGCGACAAATCGAGCATGGTCTTTATGGTCGGGGTTGCGCACGCCGTTCTGTACCGCCTTAGCCGCTTCCGGCGCGATCGAGCGCACGTATTTTCTGGTTTCCTCCGCCACAGCGGAGATCATCCGCTCATCTCGCATTAACCGCCAGGCCATGTGTGCCATCGAGCGCGGGGTCGTCCTTGGTGTCCCAAAGCCAGCCTGACGGGCCGCCGCCGCCTGCGCACCGTAATTGTCCTTGTTGTTGTTCGTGTAGGTTTCCAGCAAGTAAAACTCAACGAATGCGCGCCATCTGTTGTTGGGCAATGCCCGCATCGCGGGTCCCATTTCGCCGTATGTTTCCTTTTTGCGTGCGGGCGCTACCATCCCGTGATCTCCCGCGGCGTTCCTTCCTGCCGCCCTTTCAGGTTGATTATGGATCATGTCAACTTTCTCGTAGACGTCATGCTGCCGGTGACACATAACCCAGTGCACGCAATGGAAAAGACCCGCGGCGTTCGGCGAGCCATCAGCTTCCAAATCGAGAGCATCGAGGGCATCCGCGATCGGCTTGGCGTGCGCGGCGAGATCGGGCTCAGCACACATCGCGAGGAAGAATGGCTCGGTCCCGCGGATCATCAGTGCAACACGAGGCGTTGGTCTTGGAGATACAGCGGCACAAATTGTTCGGGCACCTTCTTCTCCGCTCTGAGCCACGCGTAGTGCCGCTCTAAAGGGCCGCCGGGCTCACCTGCTCCGCAACCGTGTCGACGGTGGCGCTCCACGTCGGCGATCTCCTGACGCGACAGCGTGACGATGACTTCGTGGACCTCGCCATCCGGTGAGCGAAAAGGGCACAGATATCTGATGCCGGTCATGGTGCTGATCCGTCACCTATGGCGGCGATCGTGCGGAGGAATTTCATCTGCTGCTCGCGGTCATCTCGGGATTGCGCTCCATTCGCGCAAGCCAATATTGGGCCACGCGAACGTCCTCGCGCGGGAATTTCCCATCATTGAGAATGAGCGCGATCCCTTCCTCGTTGAACGTGCCCTCGCGCCTCATGTCCTCGGCGACGCTGATCAGATCACGACGCGTCAGTCCTTCGCCGATCGTGGTGTCAACATGCATCTGACCCGCGACGGCATCACCCGTGACATCACCGTAAGCCTTGACTTCGGTGAGTCTCTGAAACTCATCTCGCGTTGCGATGTCGCCGGCCATGAGCTTGCGCGACCAGGCGGGGTCGCTAATCAGCTGCTGTAGCCTGACGTCGGCATCGTGCGATGTCGTCGGTGCGGTCGGCGCCGACGGACTATATGCTGCCTGCATGGTGGCAAGTTGCTGGGCCGCCGCCTCGGGAGACATGGTGACGCTCAGGTCGATAGTTGCAGAAGCTTCAGGCGGCATCTTTCTTTCCCTCCATAATGCTGCGCGCGAGATTGTTTGCTTGCTCGATCACCACTCTCAGCTTGGTGATCTTTTCTGGCTGGTGGATCATCATATAGTCGGGCGACTTTGGACCGGGCAGCGTTGGCGGCAAGCGCTCAAGCTGCGGGCGGCCGGTGACCGGCACCGTGGCACCCTGACGGAATAGCTCGGCACCTAATAGTTGGATTAGCTCGCCGTTGGTGAGAGCCATGCCGGTCGGCGGCGGACCATTCGGGAAGGCAACGAGGGCCCGGTCGCTCTGCTCGATTAGCTCATGCCATCCGCGCACGAGCTCCGCGATCGCGGCCTCGATCTTGGCCACCGTCCCCACTCGCTCATCGAGGATCTTGCTGACGCCGGACGTTACCGGTCGCGGGACCGGCTCCATCTGCAGGCGCCTGCGGATATCTCTGGTCCGCGCCATCAGCGCGTAGCACTCCAGATGCGACATGCGGGCCTGCAACTTCTCCCGAATGGCCGTCAGCGGAATGTCCACGGTCGCCCCCGGCACCTGCATTGAGTTGATGAGGTTCAACTTGGCCTCGAGCGAGCCGCTCGGTGGCCATGCGGCGCGGAGTGCATCAAGATCAGGCATGTGACATCGCCCGCTCAAGTCTCGCCTTGCGCTCATCAAACTCGGCGCGCTCAACAGCAAACGCACGCTCGCGTTGCTCAAGATCACCCAATCGCCGCTCGATGATGGCGGTTGCCTCTTCGAACCACTTGCGGTGCTCGGCAATCATCTGGACAGCCGCCGCATCAACCTCTCTGCCGATCTGTGCCGCTGCAGTCATGCCGCCACCTCGCGCCGCTGCTCGACCGGCGGCACCTGCTCGGCCCGCACCGCATCCTCAGCATTCACACGGGCAAGCTGCCGCCGAACGTAATTAGCAAGCGACCGCCCCTCGCGCTCCGCGTTCTGCACCAGGCGGCCGCCAAGGCCATCATCCACAGTGACTGAAATGCGCATGTGTGCACCTCCTACTCGGGCGAACACTAATGCGCCGCGGCGACCCCTTTCAACGCGCAGCCGAAAAGGTGACCTCGCAAGCGCCCGGAGCAGTAAGCGGCCGTTAAGCATTTCGGCTGACATTTTCATTGGAACCGCCGGGGCGGCTGATTGCTGCCGCAATATCTGAAAAT